TTACCCCACTTTCTTATGGGGCATACATGGGACACTTTCAGATAGTCTTTTGTTAAGGAGTTCTATCTGTTCGTGATTGTTGTCTTTCATCCATGCTCCGTAAACATTGAATACCATTTGTGCGTTTGTGTGGCCCATCTGGCTTGCGATAAAACTAGGATTAGCTCCAGCGGCAAGTGACCAGCATGCATAAGTATGCCTGGATTGGTACGATTTTCTGTGTCTCAGACCTGCGCGTTTTAAGATACTTGTCCATGACTCCCTGATGGAGTCAACTTTGTAGTGAGGTCCAGACAACAGCTGCTGTTTTATTACCTGAGGGCTAAAAACAAAAGTACATTTATGCACAGCAGTTCTCCCATATTCCCTCTGCTTTACCTCTACAGAATGTTGCTTTCCAAGCATGGTCATTTCCGCTTGGCTTTTAAGAGCATCAATAGCTGGTTGAACCAGATGAATTGTCCTTCCGGTGCCAGCATCGGTTTTTGGTGGAGTGAATTCGCCAAGTTTTGTATAATTTCTACGGATGGTTATAGTCCTTGCTTTAAGGTCTATATCTTCCCATGCCAGCGATACCAACTCCCCGTGACGAATACCCGTGTATACAGCGAGAATCCACAGGTTTTTTGTTTGTTGATGACGGCAAGCCTCAATAAAACGAATAAATTCGTCACGGGTGAGAGGATCTGGTTTTACCTTGGACTTTTTTAAGGGAGCCAGACCGTTAAATGGGTTTCCTGAGGTATAACCATTATCTGTTGCAAATTGAAACATTCCAGCTATGGTTGTCATATAGTAGTTTACCGTGACCACTGAGCGCCCTTTTATGGAAGAAGTCTTTCCATTAGAAAGCTTTTGGTAACCGGTCAACAAATCTCTCCTTACGAAAAGTAAATCCTCTTTTGTTATGGATGAAACCAGTTTTTTTTCACCTAACATTGGTAACATGTTTTTAATTACTGACTGGTAACGGTTAAGTGCATTCGCACAAATCTCAATTTTCTTAAGGTCCAACCATTTTTCCGAAAGTGCCTTAACGGTTATCTCTCTTTTTCCCAGACCAAAGTGTTTCAGGTTAGGGGAATTAGGGAACTGCGCGGCGTAGTCGAAACTCCCCATTCTGATTGCAAAACAAACAGAAGTGCGAAGCTCACCAGCGATCTTCCGGTTTTTGGCGGTGTCAGGAACACCGAGGTTTTCTCTGACACGTTTGCCATTATAGTGAAACCATATACGGAGTGATCCTCCATGGTTTTCAACGCCTGTCGGGTATGATGCGTTACTCATAAAACCTCCCAGACGTCCAGGAGCATTAACAGGTTAACCGGAACTTGCATTTTTGGCACCTGGTTGTTTCTGGTTTTCGATCCATCGCATAATTTCTTCGATGTTGTACAGGCATTCACTGTAATGCCCCGGATCACCTTCTACAGCGTAATGGCGGTATTCTTTTCCCTGCATCCATGACTTTCTTCTGGCTCGCTCGATGGTGCCAGGCTTTAGCCCTGTTGATGCAATGAGGACTCTCTCCGTACACCATTTGCTGGGGGTTATCTGATAGATGATTGTCTGCATGCCAACCTCATAAAATTTTCATCCACGGCAGTGGCACCACACTTCAAACATTCGCTTCACAACTTCACGACAGTAGAAACCGTCACCACCTCGCGTCAGGTCATAGCGATTGCCGTAACGCTGGTGGACCCATCGTTCAAATGCTTTATTCATTCTTTACTTCCTTTTCATGGCTCGTAATTTTTTCAGATGAGCTTCCTGCTCTGTTTCTGCCAGAATTTGTCGGTATTCCTGGTGATCAATCCGTTCAAACAGTTCATTAAAATCGTTTATTTTTACCGACTGTGTTCGCCCATCCATTCTTCTGTACAACACAGTGTTGTTTATGCAGCGAAGAATTTTTATCGGATAGCCGGCGCTATCGGTGTATATCTGACCACGTTGAATCAGAGCGAACATTCCTTTATCCCCAGCGGAAAAGCGAATACAGAATAAATGCCACCGCTATTGCAACTCCTACAGCGGTGAATGCTTCAGGCCAATTCATCACTTCACCTCCTGCGGCGGTTCCGGTAGCGGCATCCAGTGGGTTACCTCTTTGAGATACAGGTCTTCGCCATCACCGTCATCCCAAGTGGGATTGCCATCATTAAACCAGTCGCCATATACGCCGACCTGAGTGTTGGGGATGTTTGGCGGGTAGTTGTTTTTAAAGTCAGCCGCTAACACATAGCATTGTCGCTCTCCCATTTCTGGCATTTGCTCACTACAGCTTATCCAACCATCCGGAGTTACCGGAACTGGCGGTGCGGCATATAGTGGTTTAGGTGATATCTCCGCACGTTTTGCGTATGCTTCAACTGTGTCAGGATTAAACAGGATTATGTTTTCGCCGCATTCCCACGCTATTGGTTTTGCTTCCAGCGATGCCAGAGCAATTCGTGCCAGTTCTTCCGCTTCTTCTGCTGGCAGTACAACGTTGCTACCAGGTCCGTATGTTTCGCGCCACTGCTTGATTGTCAGTAGTCGCTCTTTGGTAATAGTGGTCATATCACTCTCCTTTGATGCAAATGCCAGCGGCGCGCTCGGCTTCACTTTGTTCCCAAAACCACTTGTGAAGCGCCATAAGCTTTTCGTCAATCGGTGCATATTTGCGATTAAAGTAGGCCTGAGCATCTTTCTCAGATTCGTCCGGCAATTCGCCTGGGCCAAACAGTGTGTTATAAATCCATGCCAGTCCGCTTTTAGCGTCGCCAGTCGATTGCCATTCGATAATGGCAGCCTGCATGACCAGAATGTTTTTCCCGATTAACAGGTCCAGTTCTTTGTACCGGTTGCGGATGTATGCATTCTCGCTTTGTAATTTTGCGTTGCGCTTCTCTGCGGCTTCCAGCTCAACGCGCAGCTTCCCAACCGTAAGCGCAATCTCCTCGTTCTCTTGGTCGCGGCGTTTGATGTATTGCTGGTTTCTTTCCCGTTCATCCAGTAGTGCCAGCGCAACATTTGGATTAAAAGCAGCAATAAATTCAGCGTTTGCATAAGCCTGAACATCTGTTTCAACCAGGCAGTTAACATGACATTCTGCAATCACACCACCGGGTTCTCCTTTCCATTTTTGGCAAACAAAAACTCCTGTTAAATTGCCGTGTTGGTTAACAGATGTATGCCCTACGATGTAGCTTCCTTTAGTTGCTTTCTCTGCCTTTTCACGCAGTGCCTGATAATTAATTTCGCTCACTTCGAACCTCTCTGTTTACTGATAAGCTCCAGATCCTCCTGGCAACTTGCACAAGTCCGACAACCCTGAACTGCCAGGCGTCTTCGTTCATCTATCGGATCGCCACACTCACAACAATGAGTTGCGGATACAGTCTGGTAGTTCAGGCGACGCATTTTTATTGCTGTATTGCGCTGTAATTCTTCAATTTCTGATGCTGAATCAATGATATCTGCCATCTTTCATTAATCCCTGAATTGTTGGTTAATACGCTTGAGGGTGAATGCGAATAATAAAAAAGGAGCCTGTAGCTCCCTGATGATTTTGCTTTTCATGTTCACCGTTCCTTAAAGACGCCGTTTAACATACCGATTGCCAGACTTAAGTGAGTCGGTGTGAATCCCATCAGCGTTACCGTTTCGCGGTGCTTCTTCAGTACGCTACGGCAAATGTCATCGACGTTTTTATCCGGAAACTGCTGTCTGGCTTTTTTGATTTCAGAATTAGCCTGACGGGCAATGCTGCGAAGGGCGTTTTCCTGCTGAGGTGTCATTGAACAAGTCCCATGTCGGCAAGCATAAGCACACAGAATATGAAGCCCGCTGCCAGAAAAATGCATTCAGTGGTTGTCATACCTGGTCTCTCTCATCTGCTTCTGCTTTCGCCACCATCATTTCCAGCTTTTGTGAAAGGGATGCGGCTAACGTATGAAATTCTTCGTCTGTTTCTACTGGTATTGGCACAAACCTGACTCCAATTTGAGCGAGGCTATGTGCCATCTCGATACTCGTTCTTAACTCAACGGGAGATGCTTTGTGCATACAGCTCCCCGTTTATTATTTATCTCCTCAGCCAGCCGCTGTGCTTTCAGGGGATTTCGGATAACAGAAAGGCCGGGAAATACCCAGCCTCGCTTTGTAACGGAGTAGACGAAAGTGATCGCGCCTACCCGGATATTATCGTGAGGATGCTTCATCGCCATTGCTCCCCAAATACAAAACCAATTTCAGCCAGTGCCTCGTCCATTTTTTCGATGAACTCCGGCACCATCTCGTCAAAACTCGCCATGTACTTTTCATCCCGCTCAATCACGACATAATGCAGGCCTTCACGCTTCATACGCGGGTCATAGTTGGCAAAGTACCAGGCATCTTTTCGCGTCACCCACATGCTGTACTGCACCTGGGCCATGTAAGCCGACTTTATGGCCTCGAAACCACCGAGCCGGAACTTCATGAAATCCCGGGAGGTAAACGGGCATTTCAGCTCAAGGCCATTGCCATCACTGCATAAACCATCGGGAGAGCAGGCGGTGCGCATACTTTCGTCGCGATAGATGATCGGGGATTCAATAACATTCACGCCGGAAGTGAATTCAAACAGGGTTCTGGCGTCGTTCTCGTACTGTTTTCCCCAGGCCAGCGCCTTAGCATTAACTTCCGGAGCCACACCGGTGCAAACCTCAGCCAGCAGGGTGTGGAAGTAGGACATTTTCATGTCAGGCCACTTCTCTCCTGAGCGGGGCTTTGCTATCACGTTGTGAACTTCTGAAGCGGTGATGACGCCGAGCCGTAATTTGTGCCATGCATCATCCCCCTGTTCGACAGCTCTCACGTCGATCCCGGTACGCTGCAGGATAATGTCCGGTGTCATGCTGCCACCTTCTGCTCAGTGGCTTTCTGTTTCAGGAATCCAAGAGCTTTCACTGCTTCGGCCTGTGTCAGTTCTGACGATGCTCGAATGTCGCGGCGAAATATCTGGGAACAGAGCGGCAATAAGTCGTCATCCCATGTTTTATCCAGGGCGATCAGCAGAGTGTTAATCTCCTGCATGGTTTCATCGTTAACCGGAGTGATGTCGCGTTCCGGCTGACGTTCTGCAGTGTATGCGGTATTTTCGACAATGCGCTCGGCTTCATCCTTGTCATAGATACCAGCAAATCCGAAGGCGAGACGGGCACACTGAATCATGGCTTTATGCCGTAACATCCGTTTGGGATGCGACTGCCACGGTCCGGTGATTTCTCTGCCTTCGCGGGTTTTGAATGGTTCGCGGCGGCATTCATCCATCCATTCGGTAACGCAGATCGGATGATTACGGTCCTTGCGGTAAATCCGGTATGTACAGGATTCATTGTCCTGCTCAAAGTCCATGCCATCAAACTGCTGGTTTTCATTGATGATACGGGACCAGCCATCAACGCCCACCACCGGAACGATGCCGTTCTGCTTGTCAGGGAAGGCGTAAATTTCTTTCGTCCACGGATTAAGGCCGTACTGGTTGGCGACGATCAACAATGCGATGAACTGCGCATCGCTGGCATCGCCTTTAAATGCCGTCTGGCGAAGAGTGGTGATCAGTTCCTGTGGGTCGACAGAATCCATGCCGACACGTTCAGCCAGCTTCCCAGCCAGCGTTGCGAGTGCTGTACTCATCCGTTTTATACCTCTGAATCAATATCAACCTGATGGTGAGCAATGGTTTCAACCATGTACCGGATGTGTTCTGCCATGCGCTCCTGAAACTCAACATCGTCATCAAACGCACGGGTAATGGCTTTTTTGCTGGCCCCGTGGCGTTGCAAATGATCGATGCATAGCGATTCAAACAGGTGCTGGGGCAGGCCTTTTTCCATATCGTCTGCCAGTTCTGCCTCTTTCTCTTCACGGGCGATCTGCTGGTAGTGACGCGCCCAGCTCTGAGCCTCAAGACGATCCTGAATGTAATAAGCGTTCATGGCTGAACTCCTGAAATAGCTGTGAAAATATCGCCCGCGAAATGCCGGGCTGATTAGGAAAACAGGAAAGGGGGTTAGTGAATGCTTTTGCTTGATCTCAGTTTCAGCATTAATATCCATTTTTTATAAGCGTCGACGGCTTCACGAAACATCTTTTCATCGCCAATAAAAGTGGCGATAGTGAATTTAGTCTGGATAGCCATAAGTGTTTGATCCATTTTTTGGGACTCCTGGCTGATTAAGTATGTCGATAAGGCGTTTCCATCCGTCACGTAATTTACGGGTGATTCGTTCAAGTAAAGATTCGGAAGGGCAGCCAGCAACAGGCCACCCTGCAATGGCATATTGCATGGTGTGCTCCTTATTTATACATAACGAAAAACGCCTCGAGTGAAGCGTTATTGGTATGCGGTAAAGCCGCGCTTAGGCGGCTGATGTTTCTTCTTTCAGGCTTTCGAGATATTTACGTGGGTCGTCGTAACATTGGCATTCGCTGTACCAATCCACCCAGCGATCAGTAAGCCCCATCTCTGATAAATCTTCATCGGTAAGGCTCTCATCCCACATCTCAAGGCCGTTAGCATTGCAGTAATCAGGCTTGATGTTGTTGTCATACTGAAAGGCGTCATAATCAGCCAGTGCGTCCATCAGACGAACACCCTCTTCAACACTTGCCACTTCTACAATGAACGGCTTCATAGGTACTTGCGGGATATGCCAGACACGTAATTTCATATATCCTCCGTCAAAAAAATTGCCCTCACACTGGAGGGCAAAGAAGATTTCCAATAATCAGAACAAGTCGGCTCCTGTTTAGTTACGAGCGACATTGCTCCGTGTATTCACTCGTTGGAATGAATACACAGTGCTTATTCGTACTAATAAAATACCCAATTTTCTGTTTCTTGGTTATGTCCAAAGTTATATTCAATATCTGGTGTTGATGTATCAATATTTTTCATCCCATCAACAAGAGTTGATACAACAGCCAAATCTTGTTTTATTCTCATTAAATGGTATTTCTTCCGGCGCAATAAACTTTCAATAGCAAGTTTCTTCGTTGGGAATGCAAAAGATCTTTCTGCATTTTTTGCTACTTTCTTAATTGCATATCTATTTCTCCTTTGTTTCCATTCCTGTAACCACTGATTTGGTGCTGGTTTAAAATTAACAATCCAATGCGCAGGAACCAACCATGCATAATGCTCTGTCTGATGAAAAGCTATATATTGAAGTGCGAATATTTTTATCCCATCTTCTTCAACTGTCGCCTGGAATCTCCAGAAAACAGGCATTCCATCATGTTCAGTTTCTGATTCAGGAAAAGGTACGCTCCATGATTTTGTCATATCTCACCTCAAATAAGTGGTTTGCTGCCTAATTTCATTTTCTGGCGACCAACACAAGTCACCTCGCCGTCAGTTGTTTTGATTTCCGGTAGCCTGCCGCGTAAATGGCTACGTTTGGAAGACATACACCAGTTTCTGGTTGCTTATGTCCAAACTCATTCGCGTACACAATGGCCGCTCGCTCCAGATTGCGTCTGTATTCTTTCTGTTGCCAGATCACGTCCTGTGCCATGAACTTAATTGGCTTAGCGTCTTCTATGCGCTCAGGCGTTTCGTGAGTACCTTTAGCCTGAATCTGCGCTCTGCTTAGAGTAGGGCGGTGTAATACTTCTGAACTTATTGCTTCTTCGCGGGCCAGCACGCCGTTAGCTAATGCCTTTGCCTTTAAACGCTCACGACGACGAACGTGAATTGCCTTTGAACTGAGTTCTGCGTGTCATATAGACCTCCTGATGAACTTTGGTGGTGTGGTAGGTGGGAGACCCATTTCGACCTGTTTCGGCCTACTTCAATTCGGCAATAGTCCCGCAGGCCTCGCCGCTTTACGTGCGACATATTCCCGTCCATGAACCCTTCACCACACCCCAAAGTTCACTTTGGTTATTGCGCTTTGTCAGCGCCGTAGATTCATATTCGAATCGTTGTATATTCACCGCCCTGGTGAGTAGTGCGTCCTGCTGATGGGTGAACTTTATCTGAATGATAAATTAATGGCAATAGCAAAATGATAAATTCTCTTGGTTTTCAAATATCGTATTGATTCTTATGGTGTTTTATTTTGTTGTAGGAATTCGACAGGATAAATAAAGAGATTTGAGGGAGATCTGGATTGCGTTGTTTAGCAAGTTGTATCTATTTATTTTTCAACAAATACAATTGGTTATGTGTTTTTAGGTGTGGGGATCGTGAGGCAAAGAAAACCCGGCGCTGAGGCCGGGTTAATGCGTTAATGCTGGGGAGTGATTTTTTTGTTGTCTGTTGGCTGGGTATTTTGTGGCGGCGCTTGCAAAGTGGAAGGCTGTTGCAAAGGTGCGTGGTCTGACTTTAAAGCTGATACCAGCCCGGGAATCGCAACTATTACAGCGATAATGACACTAAAAATGGCTAATCGTATAGAAATACCCGACTGAACACCACTAATTGCGGTATTAACCCCTGTTATTTGTCCTTGAATTCCTTCGAATCTCCCATTAATTGCTTTTATATCGCCAGCAGCGCTATCCATCTTTCCATCGATCTTGGACGATAGAGAGCTTATGGCTGCATTAAGTGATGCAAATTGGACATTAACGCTTTCACGAGATAGAGCCATGTCAGCCCTAATGGAAGAAGCAATAGACTCCATCTCTGCTTTATTAGCAGCTAAGCGAGCATCAAGTTCCTCTCTGCTGATCGTTCCCACTTCTTCCTCCGTTTGTGGCGGTTTTATGTAATTATTTTGCACCTTGGTGGGAGAATTATCAAATTCAGCCTCAAAATCGGAACCGCCAACAACCTTCAACCTCCGGCTTTCAGATATGTTGGTGTCTTGCTTTCCATGATTATTTAAATTACTGTCGTCACTCATAATAGCTCTACGGTGAAAAATGATTCATTTTTATGAAGTTCATTTTTAGGGTCTTCATTATCTTGCAATATCCCTATAACACTATACAGCCCTTTAGCTGGGACCCTAATTTCTTTCAATGTTACTATTACCTGTCCGCCAACCCCTGTTTCAAAATGGCTATCTTTCGTATCGATGAAAAGTGAAACTGATTCCGAAGAGCCGTCAGGGAATTGAATTTCCTCACCTTTTTTTATAATTAGGTGCGCGGGGATTACCATAATACCCAAATTATATCTTGAATTTGGTTTCAACCCGATCATACCAACCCTGAAATCAATTGATAGCCGCGCAGGAAATTCATTGCATGTAAAATTAAGCGTCGGTTGGTTGGGTTCTTCGCTGCTATCAAATGGGGTTATAAAAGATATTCTTTCTAAATTAAGTGCCATAAATTCTCCTGCATCGCTGTATGCTCTACGAGCATCTCTGCGATCATCCATCATCCAAACGTCTCTTCACTCATCCGAAGAAGCAGCAATCCGGGTCAGCACGCACAAGCTCAAGCGCATCAGTCAGCGAAAGTTCAGTACTGTACTGATGCCATTTCATATCCTTCCGCATCCAATAGATTTTCCATCTATCCAGAGAACGTATGTACTTGATTCTTGCTGATGGCAGGATGTTTGTTTCACCTGGGTTGCCCTGCCACACGGGGCGCTGTTCGCCGATATCTATCGTTTGGTCATTGATGCTATAAACAATATCCAGTTCATTGCGGATATGTTCAGGCGGCCTTATGCTTTCAATGAGTTGGTGAACTTCTTTTTTGACCGCTTGATATTCAAGGTCAGTGAACGCCATCTATCCTCCTCACCCAAACGTTTCTTCTGGCCACTGGTTACCAGCTATGTGACGATGAAGTCACGAACTTTTCAGCCACTCCCTTGCCTCGATGTCATCCAGATGGCGAGATTGCTTCAGAATACCAGCTACATACTCCACCTTTGCTACTTGATGATAAGGCAACGTTATAGGCCTGTGATCCTGGTTAATGCTTGTAAATTGGTATTCTCCATCTCTGTCATAGCCAAGAACCTTAATCATGTTGTGTCCTTCAACGGTTCTGACAAACACCTCATCACCCGGGAATACTTTGGTGTTAGGCTCAATGAGTACATATTCTCCTGATTTTATTCTGGGCCACATGCTGTCTCCTTTCACACGAAGACCAAAGGCATCTGGATCATCGCTATAAATTTTGAGCCACCCATCGCGCTCTTCGGTCATCTCGATGGCACCATCAACACCAAGAATTGCCTCACCAACCACGCGCACTAACCCTTTTCTTACCTGACCGACAAAAGTTAAAGAATCTGAGCATGATGCAATTGGTGTTACATCATGTACCAAATCAAGCCACCCATTAGGTAACCCAAGCGCGGCTTCAAATTTTCTTGCTAGTTTATCCCCTATGTTTCGAGTGCTTTTTTCACCGGAGACTTGCGTGAGTTGAGAAGGGCTAACCCCAAGCTTATCGGCAAAGCTTGCATTAGTGTTACCCGCGATTTTTTTATGCTCATCTAGCAAAAACGCCAGATTCGATTTGCGAATATCTTTGTTTTCCATCTCACAATTTTCCCTCTATTTAGCAAATGGATAAATACGCAATATGATAAATTTACATTGCGGATGATTTATCAAAATGGTAAAGTTGTTCTGTGTGATAAACGGAGGCACTAATGAGTAATGAACTACTACGCTGGCGAAAAGAGGCTTCTAGTGAGGAATGGAAGCGACTCGCCGCATTAGCGAAAACTTCAGTTGGCTATCTTGACCAGATTGCATATGGATTTCGAAGAGCTTCCCCTGATAAAGCGAATGCAATCGAAGAAGCTACTCGTAATTTCACGGGTTATAAACCTGTGAAAAAGGAAAACCTAGTGTTCGTATCGCGTAGAGCATCGGCTGCATAAGTAACACCGCTCTTTTCACAATGGACATTCGTCCTACGTCGCTGACAAAGCGAGTCCCAATATATCTGACCAACTAAGGCCATATGCGTTTCCACGCATACCTTTCAACTAGCTATTCACTATTGGAAATCTTAAGAAATGGAACAAACAAGTTACAGCAAACTATCACAGCGAGAAATTGATCGCGCTGAAACTGATTTACTCATCAACCTGTCAACGCTTACCCAGCGCGGTCTGGCAAAGATGATTGGCTGTCATGAATCGAAGATAAGCAGAACGGACTGGAGATTTATTGCTTCGGTCTTGTGTGCTTTCGGAATGGCATCAGACATCAGTCCGATTAGCAGGGCTTTTAAGTATGCGCTTGATGAAATCACAAAGAAAAAATCCCCGGTGGCCGCCGGGGACTCTAAGCAAATTGATATGCAATTCTGAGGGAATTACTGGATCAATCTACAGGAGTCATTATGACAAATACAGCAAAAATACTCAACTTCGGCAGAGGTAACTTTGCCGGACAGGAGCGTAATGTGGCAGATCTCGATGATGGTTACGCCAGACTATCAAATATGCTGATTGAGGCTTATTCAGGCGCAGATCTGACCAAGCGACAGTTTAAAGTGCTGCTTGCCATTCTGCGTAAAACCTATGGGTGGAATAAACCAATGGACAGAATCACCGATTCTCAACTTAGCGAGATTACAAAGTTACCTGTCAAACGGTGCAATGAAGCCAAGTTAGAACTCGTCAGAATGAATATTATCAAGCAGCAAGGCGGCATGTTTGGACCAAATAAAAACATCTCAGAATGGTGCATCCCTCAAAACGAGGGAGGTTCCCCTAAAATGAGGGACATCCCTCAAAACGAGGGAAAATCCCCTAAAACGAGGGATAAAACATCCCTCAAATTAGGGGATTGCTATCCCTCAAAACAGGGGGACACAAAAGACACTATTACAAAAGAAAAAAGAAAAGATTATTCGTCCGAGAATTCTGGCGAATCCTCTGACCAGCCAGAAAACGATCTTTCTGTGGTTAAACCGGATGCTGCAATTCAGAGCGGCAGCAAGTGGGGAACAGCAGAAGACCTGACCGTCGCAGAGTGGATGTTTGACATGGTGAAGACTATCGCGCCATCAGCCAGAAAACCGAATTTTGCTGGGTGGGCTAACGATATCCGCCTGATGCGTGAACGTGACGGACGTAACCACCGCGACATGTGTGTGCTTTTCCGCTGGGCCTGCCAGGACAACTTCTGGTCCGGTAACGTGCTGAGTCCGGCCAAACTCCGCGACAAGTGGACCCAGCTCGAAATCAACCGTAACAAGCAACAGGCAGGCGTGACAGCCAGCAAACCAAAACTCGACCTGACAAACACTGACTGGATTTACGGGGTGGATTTATGAAAAACATCGCCGCACAGATGGTTAACTTTGACCGTGAGCAGATGCGTCGGATCACCAACAACATGCCGGAACAGTACGACGAAAAGCCGCAGGTACAACAGGTAGCGCAGATCATCAACGGTGTATTCAGCCAGTTACTGGCAACTTTCCCGGCGAGTCTGGCTAACCGGGACCAGAACGAACTGAATGAAATCCGCCGCCAGTGGGTTCTGGCTTTCCGGGAAAACGGGATCACCTCGATGGAACAGGTTAACGCAGGAATGCGCGTAGCCCGTCGGCAGAATCGACCATTTCTTCCATCACCCGGGCAGTTTGTTGCATGGTGCCGGGAAGAAGCATCCGTTATCGCCGGACTGCCAAACGTCAGCGAGCTGGTTGATATGGTTTACGAGTATTGCCGGAAGCGAGGCCTGTATCCGGATGCAGAGTCTTATCCGTGGAAATCGAACGCGCACTACTGGCTGGTTACCAACCTGTACCAGAACATGCGGGCCAATGCGCTGACTGACGCGGAATTACGACGCAAGGCTGCCGATGAACTGACCTGTATGACAGCGCGAATTAACCGTGGTGAGACGATACCTGAACCAGTAAAACAACTTCCTGTCATGGGCGGCAGACCTCTAAATCGTGTTCAGGCGCTGGCGAAGATCGCAGAAATTAAAGCTAAGTTCGGACTGAAAGGAGCAAGTGTATGACGGGCAAAGAGGCAATTATTCATTACCTGGGGACGCATAATAGCTTCTGTGCGCCGGACGTTGCCGCGCTAACAGGCGCAACAGTAACCAGCATAAATCAGGCCGCAGCTAAAATGGCACGGGCAGGTCTTCTGGTTATCGAAGGTAAGGTCTGGCGAACGGTGTATTACCGGTTTGCTACCAGGGAAGAACGGGAAGGAAAGGTGAGCACGAACCTGATTTTTAAGGAGTGTCGCCAGAGTGCCGCGATGAAACGGGTATTGGCGGTATATGGAGTTAAAAGATGACCATCTACATCACTGAGCTAATGACAGGCCTGCTGGTAATCGCAGGCCTTTTTATTTGGGGGAGAGGGAAGTGAACGATAGCTACCGACAGTTTGAAAACTGGTGGTCAAAAGACAAAAGCCAGTTCACGGGAGACGATGAATTAAAAGAGTTTGCCTGGGTGATATGGCAGGCATCGCGCTCTGCTATTGAACTGGATATCGACTGGCCCGAATCGAATGACGACCTTTGGAAAGATGGTGAAGAAGGTGCTTATGCGATGGGTTATGAGGATGGGCGTGACAAAACGGTAATTGCAGTAATGAAAGCCATCAGGGCCGCAGGAATCAAAGAAAAGAATTTCGATTAAGCAAATATCACTTCAATAAATCGCTTTTAAGGCATCACAATCGCTCTGTGGTGAGGTAAGCACGTGCAAGGTATGCCGATAAGCAGCGAGAATGAAAAATGCGTCAGAATGCGTTTGAGGAGGTTTTAAGAAATGAGTACGATAGCTGAGTTTGTCAGGGCTAATTTTCGTGAAGAGTTGGTGCGTTGGTATCGGTATCGTTCATCGTCCAGTTTGCCGCTTGATGAGTTGTATGAGCATTCACCTGCCGCACGACGCTATCCGCGTGACCGTGTTCTTCGACGGTTGTTCAAACTCAACAATGAGTTTCAGCGCAACAGAATTATCCGGAGTCTGGATTTTAAGTGAAGGAGTGAGCATGAGCGACCTATCATTAACCCAGCCAAAGCTAAAAGAATGTCCGTTTTGCGGCGGTAATGCTCGTCTGTGGGTTGAGGCCGGAATAAATATTGATGTGTGGGGCTATGCAGAATGTGACCTCTGTGAAGCCAGGGGGGCATGGGCACCATCAGTTGCTGCGGCGGCTGAAAAATGGAACCGGAGAGCAGGAGATGAAGCAAACCTTTCTGCTTCGCAACGAAGCAATCAGAAATAACGCCATAGACGCCATTCTCTCACTACCCATCGACGACAAGTCACCCCACGAAGTCCACGTTAAAGAACCCAAGCGCAGCAAAGCGCAGAATGACCGCATGTGGCCGATGCTGAACGATGTTTCGCGTCAGGTGCTATGGCATGGTCAACGGCTGGCGCCGGAAGACTGGAAAGACCTGTTCACTGCCCTGTGGCTTAAGACCAAAAAACTGGAGCAACGAAGTGTGCCTGGTATCGACGGTGGCGTTGTCATGCTTGGCGTGCGTACCAGCAAAATGCGGAAGGCCAGCATGACTGAGCTTATCGAAATCATGTTCTGGTTCGGCTCAGAGCGCAACGTGCGGTGGAGTGATGACTCCTGGCGAGAGTATGAATGGTCACAACGAAAAGGGAGAGCTGCATGACTATCAAATCAAATACGCCATCACACGACAAGGACTGCTGGCAAACGCCGCTTTGGCTTTTTGATGCACTGGATATTGAGTTTGGATTCTGGCTGGATTCGGCAGCGAGCGACAAAAATGCTCTGTGCGCTCACTGGTTAACTGAGGCCGACGACGCGCTAAATTCTGAGTGGATAAGCCACGGTGCAATCTGGAATAACCCACCGTACAGCAATATCAGGCCGTGGGTGGAAAAAGCCGCTGAGCAGTGCATACAACAGCGACAGACGGTAGTGATGCTTGTGCCAGAGGATATGTCAGTCGGATGGTTCAGCAAGGCTCTGGAGAGTGTTGACGAAGTTCGCATCATCACTGATGGACGGATTAATTTTATCGAACCATCGACAGGGCTGGAGAAGAAGGGAAACAGCAAAGGCTCCATGCTGCTGATTTGGCGACCGTTCATCAGTCCTCGACGAATGTTTACTACTGTATCCAAAGCGGCATTGATGGCGATCGGGCAGGGCGTCAGGAGGGCGGCATGAGGCGACAGCAAAGAAGCATCACCGACATCATCTGCGAAAACTGCAAATACCTTCCAACGAAACGCTCCAGAAATAAACGCAAGCCAATCCCAAAAGAATCTGACGTAAAAACCTTCAACTACACGGCTCATCTGTGGGATATCCGGTGGCTAAGACATCGTGCGAGGAAAACAAGGTGATTGACCAAAATCGAAGTTACGAACAAGAAAGCGTCGAGCGGGCTTCAGTGTACACTGAGTGGATTCTATCTAGGCTTAGTGCATACAGAAGATTGCTGGTAAAGGACATGCCAGGCAAAACGATGAGGACTGATATTTATGAAAACATCTGATTTTTTACTGTTCTTGCATGCGGTACAGGAGGGGCTTTGACCGGGCATTTTATCGTGAATATTTTCACTTGGTATTTCTTTGGTTTTAGAGATTACTTCACTCGATGGGTTTTAAATAGTTTTCGTCGGTTTATCGGGTGCAAGCCTGATATGAGAATTTATAAAGATGAAAAAAATTGATTGTTAATGTGTTATGAGGTTTTTTGTTGTGAGTTTGTAATTTGCTTTTATAGAAATACATTAAGTAAATATAATTAAATATTCAAATTGTATATGTATGCGACATGTTGGTGTTTGGTCGCATACACTGTTGAATATTTGGCTAATGTTATATCAATGTAGAGTTAAAGTCTAACACAACATAGACTCTCTATATGCTAACGTCTTGACTATAACTGCAATTATTTTTTCATTAACTTCGTTACCCATGCTTAAACGCGAAATATCTTTCTCATGAGTTTTGTTCAAAAATATCAAGAAATTTTTCATTTCGTTTGGTAATGTATTTAGTTCTGTTTCTGAGAATCTTTTTTCATAAATCTCATCGATTTTATGTTTGCATGTTTCTGATTGTGATGTATTTAAAATGGCTCTTTCTCCTTGGGTACAGGAGTTTATAACTTCTTTCAGTATTTGTTTTTGGTCTTCTGGGGATGTTCTTTGTCCATTGAATGCGTAAGATATCCTGTCTTTTGTTTTGAAAAGTGGCATGGTTATATTTTTTGTATGCTGGAGGTCAACACAAAGAGCTATTGCCTGAGTATTTAGTATGTCCGGATTATGGGAGTAAGTTGATCTTTTCAAAGCATTAGCACTTGCTGATGCCCCTTCATATGGATTTTGATGAAATAATAGATTTAGTATGTTTACGATGAATAAAGACATCATTTGTGGTGGTGTGCCTTTCTCAAGAGAGCGCATGATTGCTCCCGATAAAGAGGACATCAGACTTAATCCTTGTGTTAATACCCGCTGGGTGGTTTTAAAGGCCGCTTCTTGCGATATAAATCTCTGAGCAGAATTTGGGTTATCAGAAGAACCATGTTTATAAGCTTTATACCATGAGTCACCTAATATAGCTAAGGCCAATGGTATATCAGCATAACTCACTCCCCTACCTATAGTTCTTACTATGCTACCTGTTTTAACTGCTCCATTAAGCATTAACAGTGGTGACATGGTTAGTAATGTACTTGTTAAACATAGAGTAAATCGTGCTATAACCGAACCTGTTATTTTTTTATTACTTATACAATACTTAACTTCATCTATTAGTTTAGGATATTGATAGAATATTGTTGGTGCATGAAATAAAGTTGCTGATAGTAAATCACCAAGTATGCGTACCTGGGTTATATCTAGTGATAATACATTACTTAAGAATGCTTCTGTATTTATTGTTGGAGAAGGTGATGTATATAAAGATGGTTGTTGAGACTGTGAAGGTGATTTGTTATAGTCGCCATTAAAAAATAATGCCTGTATGAGCAAGTGAATGCTGATTCCGCCTCCGGCTCTGAACGCATATGGAAGTATCTGTTCGATTTTATTGTGTATGGCCATATAGGCTTTATAAAAACATCCTGACTGATTATATACCTGATGATATTGATCGTTCAGAACTCTCATAAGATGGAGAACAGTTTCTGCACTCTCATTCTCTTTTGGTATAATTTCATGAATGATGCTGTCCAGTTGATATTTTTGCTTGCATGTTAGGATTTTTGTAATTCTTTCATCGATTTCAATGCATATTGAATTATTTTTATCGGATAATAACAAATCATTTTCCTGTGTATTTGTTTGTATCTCTTGTGGGATATTAATTACCACATCCGTACATGTTCTATCCACCTCATTTGTCTTTATGTTGTCAAGAAAATCATTTAACGTCAGTTGAGAACCCAATTCATTAATGTAGTCCAATGATGACGTAGAAGAGCTATTATCAAGAAAATCGTTCAGAGTGAGCTCGGAGTCGTTTCTTGTTATCGGATATACATTTGTGGAAGCGGCTAATTTAATACTCCGGTTGCTGGAGGTAGAAGCTGTTGGTTCAGAGGTTGACGAACACTGCATGTCAATGCATACATAACCTTTATTTGAAGTTGAATTTGGAATCAAGTTTCCTCCTGAATTAATGGTTTTCCATAATACTAACTATTGATAAAAATATTTTGCATTTCATTAAAATAAAAAATCCCATGGAAAATATTTTTTGTTAGTTATTACATACAGCACATCAGGTCGTCAATATAGTCTAACTATAGTTATCACTAAAAACTTGCCTCGATTTTAGATTTTTCCAGTATTTGTAGATATTGCACTGAACACCGAATACGTAGCAGAGGGTGTCTACACGATAACGTGCTATGAGCTACCATGTTGTCGAAAAATTGTTTAGTGAGTATGACATCAGGAATGTGGTGGTCTGTTTTAATATTTCTATTTCTATTTCTATTTCTATTTCTATTTGTTGTGATTTTTTCTTTAGTTCATGTATTTCGATTTGTTTCTGAATTATCGGGGGTAGTGTCTTCCCTTTTCCCTGAGGCTTATCATGCAGTTATTTTCGCCATCTTGGTATTGTGGAAATACCGACATCCATAGCTTTGGTGAGCTCTGTTCAGGTGGCCAAATTCAGAAAACCATTACGGAGGAAGAAGGCGATGGCTAAACCAGCGCGAAGACGATGTAACCGTAAAAGAGAAGATTTAACTGTTAAAAGGATATTTGAGTTACTAAGTTTCGATAAATCTACCGGGGTATTTAGATGGAAAGTTCCCACTCAGGGAAGGATAGCATTAAATAGTGTTGCTGGAACTTTTGATTCCAACGGTTATTCAATGATCATGATAGATGGGCGTAGATATAAAACTCACGTCTTAGTTTTTTACATAACTCATAATCGTTGGCCTGCTGGTCAAATTGACCACGTTAATGGAATTAGGACCGACAATAGGCCAGAAAATTTAAGAGAATGCCTGCCAATAGAAAATTCAAGAAATATAAGGATCCGAAAGAATAGCAAATCAGGTTGCAGAGGGGTTACTTGGCACAAACGACAGAAAAAATGGAATGTTAGGCTAGGATTCCATGGCAAGAGTAAACACTTCGGATGCTTTGATGATCTGGAGTTAGCGGTATTAGTTGCTGAAGAAGCCCGAGATAAGTATTACGGTGATTTTTCCGGCAACGAAAGGAGCACTTATGCGAATCTATCGAAGGAAATGTAAATGTTGCAATGAATGGTTTATACCAAAATATCAAAATCAATATTTGTGTAATGAGATTTGTGGAACCAAGATAGCACTCGAACGACGAAGTAAAGAACGCGAAAAAGCGGAAAAAGCAGCAGAGAAGAAACGACGACGAGAGGAGCAGAAACAGAAAGATAAACTTAAGATTCAAAAACTCGCCTTAAAGCCCCGCAGTTACTGGATTAAACAAGCCCAACAAGCCGTAGGTAATGACTCCAACTTATTGATAGTGTTTTATGTTCAGATAATGCCCGATGACTTTGTCATGCAGCTCCACCGATTTTGAGAACGACAGCGACTTCCGTCCCAGCCGTGCCAGGTGCTGCCTCAGATTCAGGTTATGCCGCTCAATTCGCTGCGTATATCGCTTGCTGATTACGTGCTGCTTTCCCTTCAGGCGGGATTCATACAGCGGCCAGCCATCCGTCATCCATATCACCACGTCAAAGGGTGACAGCAGGCTCATAAGACGCCCCAGTGTCGCCATCGTGCGTTCACCGAATACGTGCGCAACAACCGTCTTCCGGAGCCTGTCATACGCGTAAAACAGCCAGCGCTGGCGCGATTTAGCCCCGACATAGCCCCACTGTTCGTCCATTTCCGCGCAGACGATGACGTCACTGCCCGGCTGTATGCGCGAGGTTACCGACTGCGGCCTGAGTTTTTTAAGTGACGTAAAATCGTGTTGAGGCCAACGCCCATAATGCGGGCTGTTGCCCGGCATCCAACGCCATTCATGGCCATATCAATGATTTTCTGGTGCGTACCGGGTTGAGAAGCGGTGTAAGTGAACTGCAGTTGCCATGTTTTACGGCAGTGAGAGCAGAGATAGCGCTGATGTCCGGCGGTGCTTTTGCCGTTACGCACCACCCCGTCAGTAGCTGAACAGGAGGGACAGCTGATAGAAACAGAAGCCACTGGAGCACCTCAAAAACACCATCATACACTAAATCAGTAAGTTGGCAGCATCACCCAAGCCGTAAACGCCTTCATCAGAGAAAGAGACCGCGACTTACCATGTATCTCGTGCGGAACGCTCACGTCTGCTCAGTGGGATGCCGGACATTACCGGACAACTGCTGCGGCACCTCAACTCCGATTTGATGAACGCAATATTCACAAGCAATGCGTGGTGTGCAACCAGCACAAAAGCGGAAATCTCGTTCCGTATCGCGTCGAACTGATTAGCCGCATCGGGCAGGAAGCAGTAGAGGAAATCGAATCAAACCATAACCGCTATCGCTGGACTGTCGAAGAGTGCAGGGCCATCAAGGCGGAGTATCAACAGAAACTTAAAAAACTGCGAAACAGCAGAAGTGAGGTTGCATGAATATCTACGAAAGAATTGATGGCAGCAAATACCGAAATATTTGGGTAGTTGGCGATCTGCACGGATGCTACACGAACCTGATGAAAAAACTGGAGACGATAGGATTCGACACCAAAAAAGACCTGCTTATCTCGGTGGGCGATTTGGTTGATCGCGGTACAGAGAACGTAGAATGCCTGGAATTAATCACATTCCCCTGGTTCAGAGCTGTACGTGGAAACCATGAGCAAATGATGATTGATGGCTTATCAGAGCGTGGAAACGTCAATCACTGGCTGCTTAATGGCGGTGGCTGGTTCTTTAATCTCGATTACGACAAAGAAATTCTGGCTAAAGCTCTTGCCCATAAAGCAGATGAACTTCCGTTAATCATCGAACTGGTGAGTAAAGGAAAAAAATATGTCATCTGCCACGCCGATTATCCTTGTGATAAATACGAGTTTGGAAAGCCAGTTGATCATCAGCAGGTAATCTGGAACCGCGAACGAATCAGCAACTCACAAGACGGGATCGTGAAAGAAATCAAAGGCGCGGACACGTTCATCTTTGGTCATACGCAAGCAGTGAAACCACTCAAATTTGCCAACCAGATGTATATCGATACCGGCGCAGTGTTCTGCGGAAATCTCACATTGATTCAGGTACAGGGAGAAGGCGCGTGGGCATAAGAGAACTAAACCTCACCAAAGAACAGCATGAGTGGCTGAATGGCTGGCTTGAACTGTGGGGCGCATGGGTTTATTCAGGTCGTCTGGAAAAGCGCATGAGCAGCGTAATAGCTAAATTCATGGAGAGCGTGGAGCCGGGAAGAGTTATGACAAGGCCAATGTGTAATGATGATGATGGAATGTTGATTTCTCAGGTCGTCGATTCCGTCATGTACATTGACAAGAAAGCCTTTGGCATCCTCCTCAGCTACTACGCCCACGGCTCTTCCAAGCACGCCATTGCATCTTACTATCATAGCGTCGCAAGACCTCGCAAGATGTTATGCCGGGGCGGCGGGCGCATTCAAAAACCATCGCTAGCAACCTGTCGACGGGAAGTTGACGAAATCCTCAATGCCTCGTTGTTTATGATTTACCCGATTCTGGATAGTGCGTTTAAAAACCGGAAACGTGTAGAGAAAATTAAACATGTAGCATAGAACGTGTTGACATCGTTGAGCAAATGAGCAACACTATTCGCATAAGCTGCCGTTAGTGACTCTTAAGTTGCAACGGTGGCTTTTTTTATTTGGGTCAATCGTATAAAGGTCATTAGAGCCTGTAACTGTTTTTCGTCCATAAATTAACCTTCATTTGATGCTGGATTGAACATATCAAAATCAGGCAATTACACAAATCTATGTACAGGCTCTTTGTGCCTGACGTTAAAAGATTTTTTACAAGAATAATTTTGAATCAGTGAATTTGTGAACTCTTGCAACATTGATTTCGTAACGTTATCATCCTACGCTCGGCCCTTTAGCTCAGTGGTGAGAGCGAGCGACTCATAATCGCCAGGTCGCTGGTTCAAATCCAGCAAGGGCCACCAACCGCCATTAGCTCATCGGGATAGAACGCCAGCCTTCTAAGCAATCGGTCACTGGTTCGAACCCAGTACAACGCACCACACTTATTTTCGCTCGCTTTTGCGGACCTTTTTTGTATCCGCGCCACGCCCGGCGCATACCAACCACAGAGCCTTTCGGGGGGGAGCTTACGGAGTGGTCAGTGTGACTTTCTCTGTGGGCAGATCGCTCCCGGGCGTTGGCTCACCCACCCAAAGGAACGTCACGATGTTTGGTATTTTTGGTAAAAAAAGCCCGCAGAGCGGCAACGGAAATTAAAAAGTTTGAAAAACGCGATCTGGCACAGGCGGTGATTAACGCCGCATACCTGGTGGCCTGTGCAGATGGTGAATGTGAGGCTTCCGAGAAAGCGAAGATCGAACAGGTACTGCGTAATCAGCCAGCGCTGTCCGCGTTTACGTCAGAAATTAATGCGATGAGCGCAACCATTATCGGTCAGCTGGATACGAACTTTAAAATTGGTCGTCGTGCGGCGTTACGTGAGATCGAGGATGTGAAACACGATACGCGTGAAGCGGAAGATGTGCTGGATGTGGCGGTGGCCATTGCGGAGGCCGAAGGCGAAATTGAGCCGGAAGAGTGTAAGGTGCTGGAAGAGATTGCCGGTGTTCTGGGTCTTCGTCTGGAGAATCACCTGTGACGGTAAAACTGCGCCTGGCTGTGGCTGCACTCCTGCTGTTTCTGGTGGTGATGGTGGATTTCACCAGCAGAATCATGTCGGTGCTGGCGGATGGGGTGCTGGTCTGCGGCATTGTGGTATTGCTGTGGCCGGTGATAAAAAGAAACAGCCTGCATAATGCTTGATTTTTTTGTTTGCTGTTTATTAAAAACACTTCTGCATGGTGAATCCCCCTGTGCGGAGGGGCGACTGGTGTGGGTAGCATTTATTATGTTATAGGCAAGCCGACGCGGGTTCAGTGACACCGGCTGAATTCACCGGGAGGCACCCGGCACCATGCTTTGCCACAAAAGTGTTATTTCTGTTTTTCTCAAACTATCATCGTTATCCCTTTATTTCCGGCTGCGCATGGCGCGGCCTTTTTTTTACGACCAGCCACTGGCAGATGTTCATCCTGCGATTTGATTCCGGCTTTTTAACTCTGTTCCTGTACACGGGAGAAATTCGATGTCGATTAAACATTATGATGTTGTCAGGGCGGCGTCGCCGTCAGACCTTGCGGAAAAGCTGACACACAAACTGAAAGAGGGCTGGCAGCCATACGGAGGACCGGTTGCCATTACGCCGTACACACTGATGCAGGCGGTGGCTATTGAAGGAGAGCCACAGGTCGGCCCTTCATCTGAGCCGGATTGGTACTACGTCATCGTACTGGCCGGGCAGTCCAATGCCATGGCTTACTGTGAAGGGCTTCCGCTGCCGGATTCATACGATGCTCCGGATCCGCGCATTAAACAGCTGGCGCGCCGCAGTACAGTGACGCCGGGCGGGGCTGCCTGCAGATATAACGATATTATTCCGGCTGACCACTGTCTGCATGATGTGCAGGATATGAGTACGCTGAATCATCCGAGGGCTGACCTGAGCAAAGGGCAGTACGGCTGTGTCGGCCAGGGTTTACATATTGCCAAAAAACTGCTCCCGTATATCCCGAATAACGCGGGGATCCTGCTGGTACCATGCTGTCGTGGTGGTTCGGCATTTACCCAGGGCGCGGAGGGGACATTCAGCGAGTCCACGGGGGCCAGTCAGGATTCGGCACGCTGGGGGGTGGGCAAGCCGTTATATCAGGATCTGATTTCCCGCACAAAAGCGGCATTGCAGAAAAATCCCAAAAACGTTCTGCTGGCCGTCTGCTGGATGCAGGGTGAGTTTGACATGAGCGCCGCCACCCACGCACAGCAACCTGCGCTGTTTACAGCCATGCTGACACAGTTTCGTGCTGACCTCTCCGTGTTTAACGCGCAGTGCCATGGTGGCAGTGCTGCAGATGTGCCGTGGATTTGTGGTGACACGACGTATTACTGGAAAAATACATACGCTACCCAGTACGACACCGTGTACGGCGGGTATAAAAACAGGGAGAGTGAGGGCGTTTATTTTGTGCCCTTCATGACAGACGGTAACGGCGTCAATACCGCCACTAACGCGCCGGCAGAAGATCCGGATATTCCGGCATCAGGATATTACGGTGCGGCATCGAGAACGAATGGAAACCAGGTATCATCAAACCGCCCGACACATTTCAGTTCATGGGCGCGCAGGAGCATTATTCCGGATCGTCTGGCAACCGCTATTCTGAACGCAGCCGGGCGCACCTCAGCCTTCATCAGTGGTAAGGCACCGGAAATCAAACCCTCGCCCGGCGGCAACACGCCATCGGGTCCGTCTGCAGATACGTCCGTTCGCACAATCTCCCTGCTGCCGGCAGCCGGAGAGGCTGCTGCGCAGGGCTGGAGCATTAAGGATGGCGGAATTCAGTTGTCAGATGGTGTATTTAAGATTGCCAAGCAGAGCAATAAAACCTGGTCCCTGACGCATCCGGTGGATGACGCAATTACCCTGCTGACACAGGGCGGCAGACTGACCTGTAAGTTCCGCCTGTCAGGCGCACTGACCAACAATCAGTTCGGGCTGGGGATTTATCTGTATACGGATGCTCCCGTTCCTGATGGTGTGGCGATGACGGGTACCGGTAATCCGTTCCTGATGTCGTACTTCACTCAGACCACTGACGGCAGAGTGAATCTGATGCATCACAGGAAAGCCGGAAACACGAAGCTGGGGGAGTTCGGCGATTACGGTAACGACTGGCAGACGCTGGAGCTGGTGTTCACCGCCGGCAGTGCCACGGTTACTCCGAAACTGAATGGAGTGGCTGGCCCGGCATTCCAGGTCATAAAAGACAGTCTGACACTGGGGTTGAATGCGCTGACGCTGACGGATGTTACAAAAAATGCAGCGTATGGCGTTGAGATAGAAAGTCTGGTGCTGGAGATAAATGCACCGGCATCATCATAAAAAGTGAGCCAGTCAAATGGAAGGTATCGTTAAACTCACCGGTAGTGTCAGTGGGTCGTCTGAGACGCCTGCATGAGTTATCAGAGCCATCAGTAGTTAACTGGTGGCTTTTTTATTGTTGTCAGCTTCCGGATAACGGGAGACGGGGTATGTACCAGATGGAAAAAATCACAACAGGTGTGTCATACACCACGTCAGCGGTGGGGACGGGATACTGGTTACTGCAGCTGCTGGACAAAGTCTCTCCGTCCCAGTGGGTGGCAATCGGTGTGCTGGGGAGTCTGCTGTTTGGCCTGCTGACGTATCTGACTAACCTGTATTTCAAAATCAGAGAGGACCGTCGTAAGGCGGCGCGGGGGGAGTAAAGCGATGAAGAAAAAATACGAACTGGGTGTTAAAGGGATAAATAATTACCCGGATAAGATTACTGTTACTGTGGCACTGGAAATTGGTGGGTATCCGTCACTGTTGTTGCCAGATGTGGCGATTAGTCTTGACCGTACTGAAGGTGCCACGCTGGAGTTTTACGAAGCTGAGGCGAAAAAGCAGGCGAAGCAGTTTTTCATGGATGTTGCTGCCGGGTTATGTGAAGGGGATGGTCCGTTGCCGGAAAAGCGCCCCGTAATTTTAGAGGCGCAGGATGTGTTGATAACCTACAGAGGAAAACTACCGGGAATAATTACTGGTTCTCTGAAGACTCCACCGCTGGCCTGAAGACTTAACATATCCAGGGATTTGAAATCGATAAACCCTGATAAATATCCATGAACGCAAAAATCAGATACGGCCTGTCGGCTGCCGTTCTGGCGCTGATTGCCGCAGGTGCGCCTGCGCCTGACATTCTCGACCAGTTTCTGGATGAAAAGGAAGGTAACCACACCACGGCATACCGTGATGGTGCGGGTATCTGGACCATCTGCCGTGGAGCCACCCGGGTGGATGGTAAGCCTGTCCTCCCGGGCATGAAGTTGTCGAAGGAAAAATGCGACCAGGTTAACGCCATTGAACGTGATAAGGCGCTGGCATGGGTGGCGAAAAACATCAAAGTGCCACTGACTGAACCCCAGAAAGCGGGTATTGCGTCATTCTGTCCTTACAACATTGGCCCAGGTAAGTGTTTCCCGTCGACGTTTTATAAACGAATTAATGCAGGAGATCGAAAAGGTGCCTGCGAAGCGATTCGCTGGTGGATTAAGGACTGTGGCAGAGACTGCCGTATTCGCTCAAATAACTGTTATGGTCAGGTATCCCGTCGTGACCAGGAGAGCGCTCTGGCGTGCTGGGGAATCGACAGATAAGCAGAATATTTTGCTGAAAAATGACGTTGGCCAGCCCGGGCGGATAACACGAAATCCTGCGAACTGGCAAAATGTAAGTGAATAAAGTTAGGCAGATTATTTCACGCAGAGGCACAGTAATGGTGCCTTTGTCATTTCTGCGCTTCGCACAAGCGTAAATAAACCAAAGAACCTTTCAGGATGAGCCCTGGTGGATAACCGGCAGTGGTCTGGTTAACCCTCTTTGGGCTGGTTATTCCTGTGCGCAGGGTTCATCACTAAAAGGAATCAACCATGAAAGAGATGATTTCTGTCGATCATGAAATATCCATGAGTAGTCTGGATTTTCTGAATAACATTATTAATCCAGCCCGGGCAGAAGCCGGAGAAGTCCCTCATGAACCGCGTAAGTTTCTTGCAAAAATTGAGGATGAGCTAGAGCTTGATGGAACCGGAAAAAAATCCCGGTTAAACAATAACCAGACAAGAACGGCATACTATGATCTGGATTTTGACCAGATGATGCTCGTTGGCATGAGGGAGTCAAAGGCCGTTCGTCGTTCTGTGCTGGCAAGACTCAAAGCGATGCATGGTATTCAGATCCCCCGGACTTTACCTGAGGCGTTGCGATTTGCGGCAAAACTGGCTGAACAGAAAGCAGTGCTGGAAAATCAACTGGCAATAGCAGCGCCGAAGGCTGAATTTGTTGATAACTATGTTGAAGCATCTGGTCTGATGGGATTCCGGGAAGTTGCTAAGTTACTCGGTATCAAAGAAACCGATTTCCGGCTGTTTTTGTTGGAGAACGGAATAATGTATCGCCTCGCTGGAAAAATGACGCCTTACTCGCATCACCTGGATGCGGGGCGGTTTAGCGTGAAAACGGGCGAGGCGGGCAATGGTCATGCTTTTACGCAGGTTAAATTCACCCCAAAAGGTGTTCAGTGGATTGCTGGTCTGCTTGCTGCATGGAGAGCTACCGCAGCATGAAGATGATAAAAATGGACTGGAAATTTTTGCTGGTCTGGCTGATTCCGTTTTTATGGGTGGTTGCCCGGTTAATTACTGCTATTAAGAGGTAAAGATGTCAGACAAACTCATAATGCTGGCGAAGGGCCTTTGTGTAATCGTCGGTATTTCATTTTCACTAATGCTGGTTGCTCTTTTTCTTTCCATAACCTGGATGGCGTTGACTTCGGCAGGGTTGGTGGGGTGAGCATAAACCGAATGCTTTCCGCGTTTACCGTTATTCTGCTGGTGGTCTGTGGTGCGCTGTGGCTGGCAACAGACCATTACCGTGATAACGCCATCACCTACAAAGCGCAGCGCGATAAAAAAGCCAGAGAGCTGGAGCTGGCAAACGCAACCATTACTGATATGCAGGTGCGCCAGCGCGATGTTGCTGCGCTCGATGCAAAATACTCGAGGGAATTAGCCGATGCGAGAGCTGAAAATGAAACTCTGCGTGCTGATGTTGCCGCTGGTCGTAAGCGCCTGCGGATCAACGCCACCTGCTCCGGTACCGTGCGTGAAGCCACCGGCACCTCCGGCGTGGATAATGCAACCGGCCCCCGACTGGCAGACACCGCTGAACGGGATTATTTCATCCTCAGAGAACGGTTGATGACAATGCAGAAGCAGCTGGAAGGGGCACAGGACTATATCCGCACTCAGTGCCTGAACTAAGTTTTGCTGATGCGCCGTATCGTCGCTGTATTCCCTCATTAACAGAGACCGCAGCCCGACAGGGAGACTCCTCTGCGCGAGTGTGCGGGGATAATCAAAAACGATACACACCGGGGTTTACCGCGTTAACGGAGCGCGGCGTTGTCCCCTCATGGTCGCTGGTCCGGTGCGATGGTGGAAGAAACCGGACGATGTGTTACCTCGCAAGCTCTGTTATGTCATGTGTCTGATTTGTGATTTAAGTCGGATAATTGTCGTTGCCATTAAGCAGAGGATTGATGACCGACAGGGTGGCATTGTTAGAATAAGACTTATTCTTATCTGTGCCGGGAATGAAAATGAAAAGAAATCTTCCGTTAATTATTTTGTTGTCTTCTCTGGTTATGGGCTGTACGCAACATAAAACAGATATGCCCCGACAGTTGGTTAAGGCATTACCACAATATCCGGCCTATGCAGCGGCAAATTATATAAAGGGACGGGTTGATGTGAAGTTTGATATTGGTGCTGATGGTACTGTCACCCGAATTGAGTTTATCCGTTCAGAGCCGCACCATTTGTTTGATGAGCAGGTTGTAAAGGCGATGGCAAAATGGAGATTTGAGAAGGACAGGCCGTGTAAAGGCGTGAAGAAAACGTTTATCTTTAGTCCTTCTGCACCCTGATTATTTCATCAGAAATTAATTATCACTCTGTTGTTATTCTGTACATCCCGGCAGGGTAAGTCTTGTTCCGTCGGATATGAAGATGAAATATTGTTGGAGGACAGTGGGTACCTGCTCCTGTAACCGAACGTTCATTTCTCGTTATTTGTCATGCTGGCCGGGCGCAGATGCGTTGCATCTGTTGCCAGCCTTCTCCTGCAGGCTTCAATAACCCACGCTGAAAAGTTACCGGACCCTTTATGCTCAAGGGCTATGTTGATTTGTTCAATTATGTGATTGGGGAAACGGATATTGCGGGTTGTGGTTCTGCGGGTCCGGTTTTTCGATGACATTTTCTTTCCTCTGGTGACAAGTTATATGACGGGGATTTTACATGGCTGAGCTTCGTACACTCCAGAGCAGAATCAAAACACTGAATACCCGACGGGTGAATATTCTGAAGGGGGAACAGCGTCGTGTCAGTGGCAGTGCCCGGGTTTCCCTCAAGCGTCATATCTGGCTGAGGGATGCCGGGCAGTGCTGTCTCTGTGGTCGTGTGGTTGACCTCTGTGACAGTGAACTCGATCACCGAATTGCACTTCAGTTCGGTGGTGGTAATGAGGAGACGAATCTCTGGACGCTCTGTACCGAATGCCATCGACAAAAGTCTGCTCGTGAAGCGGTGAGTGGTATGCCGGACCCGATGCTGCCGGAGGTGTTCAGAGGTAGTGGCAGAGCGGACGACATCATCGGACTGTAACCCGACCCGGGGGGGGATCATCCGGCGAAAAAAACGATCGCCCCGGACACCGCCCCCCGTCTCATGCAGAGAAAAAATTCCTGTTTCAGGCCAGTTAACATGTTAACTGGCTGCCTGGGCATTTTTTCGGTTTTTATCTTTATTATTCAGTTTGTTGTGCGAAAAAAATGTTAACTGGCTTTTTCAGCAAATGTTAACCAGGCAGCAGTTAACATTTGCGGCATGAGACGCCGGGAAAAATGGGCTGAACCATACCCGGCTGAGTGCGTTATGGACCCGGGAGGAGGCTGTGCTGACAACGCAAAAACGAAAATTTGCGCTGGCGCTCATGTCCGGGAAAAACAAAACAGCGTCAGCCATTGCCGCCGGTTATTCGGCGAAGACCGCCAGGGTTAAAGGCTCGCAGCTGGCAAAAGATCCGGAGGTGCTCGCGTTTATAGCCCGTAAACAGTGCGAAACGGTGGAGGTGGATGAGGTTCCTGTTTACCGGCAGAAAAAATCAGAGCAGGAGGATAAACCCCGTCGCCGTGAGGTGGCTGCAATACCACAGCCGGACGAAAACAATCCGGAGATGCCTCCGCCCGCGGTGATATCTCATGGTATTGAATATATGGAGGATGGTCTTCCCGATCCGGTGAAAGCTATGGGGCAGATCCTGGTGGAAAACCTGATAATTGACCCGAAACTGGCACTGGATGCGGCCTGGCGACTGGCGCAGTTCACACACCATAAAAAAGGCGATGCCGGTAAAAAATCGGCAAAAGGTGATGCCGCGAAAAAAGCGGCTAACCGTTTTGCGGTGCCACCACCTCCCCGGCTGGTGGTGAATAACCAGAATGAGGAAAGCGGATGATACCTGTATGGAGCACGGCATGTCCGGACTGGGCAGAGCGCCTGAAAAAGGGGCTGTCGATTATTCCGGCTCCGATTTATCCGGACCTGGCTGCACATGCACTGGCGATTTTTAAACAACTGCGAATTGTGGATGCACCGGGTAGCCCGACATTCGGGGAGTCCTGTGCACCGTGGGTGTTTGACCTGGTGGCGGCCCTGTTTGGCTCCTACGATGCGCAGACCGGTGTTCGCCATATCAAGGAAGTGTTTATCCTTATCCCCAAGAAAAACAGTAAGTCCACGCTGGCCGCGGGGATCATGATGACGGCGCTGTTACTGAACTGGCGGCAGGCGGCGGGCTACACCATTCTGGCCCCGACCGTGGAGGTGGCGGCTAACGCCTTCAACCCTGCCAGGGATATGGTACGACGGGACGATGATCTGGATGACCTCTGTCAGGTGTAGACACATATCCGGACCATCACCCATCGGGTGACGGACACCACCCTGAAGGTGGTGGCAGCCGATCCGAATACGGTGTCCGGTATCAAGTCCGTGGGGACACTGATTGATGAACTGTGGCTGTTTGGCAAGCAGTACAAAGCGGAAGACATGCTACGTGAAGCCATCGGCGGGCTTGCCTCCCGTCCGGAAGGATTTGTGGTGTACACAACCACCCAGTCGAATGAACCGCCTGCCGGGGTGTTCAGACAGAAACTGCAGTACGCCCGGGATGTCGGTGATGCTGCCAACTTACTGATTTAGTGTATGATGGTGTTTTTGAGGTGCTCCAGTGGCTTCTGTTTCTATCAGCTGTCCCTCCTGTTCAGCTACTGACGGGGTGGTGCGTAACGGCAAAAGCACCGCCGGACATCAGCGCTATCTCTGCTCTCACTGCCGTAAAACATGGCAACTGCAGTTCACTTACACCGCTTCTCAACCCGGTACGCACCAGAAAATCATTGATATGGCCATGAATGGCGTTGGATGCCGGGCAACAGCCCGCATTATGGGCGTTGGCCTCAACACGATTTTACGTCACTTAAAAAACTCAGGCCGCAGTCGGTAACACGCCTCACAGGCAGCACAGCTTGCGACGGAGGGGATCTCAGGGATGGTGAATAACATCACGGAGATGCTGAACGGAAATAAAGTGGAATGGCGCAGCTGGGCCTCATCAGTGCTGCAGGAAATATCAAAAGTTCTTATGAATGCCGCGATTGTCAACGGAATTAAGACGGCGGCAAACGGTATGTCCGGTGCGGGAGGATTTCTCGGCAGCATTGGTGACTGGCTGGGCGGGGCGGTGGCCAATGCAAAAGGCGGCGTGTATACCTCGGCAAACCTGAGTGCGTACAGCAACAGTATTGTGGATACGCCCACGTACTTTGCCTTTGCAAAAGGGGCCGGGCTGATGGGGGAGGCCGGACCTGAAGCCATTATGCCTCTGACGCGGGCGGCGGATGGCTCGCTGGGTGTGCGCGCGGTGGGTAGTATGTACGGCAGTGCGGGTCTGGTGTATTCCCCGGTCTACCATATCGCCATTCAGAATGACGGGACTAATGGCCAGATAGGGCCGGAGGCGGCAGGCAGCCTTGTGCAACTGATTGACCAGCGGGTGCAGGCGGTGATGCTGTCCATGCGACGTGACGGAGGAATGCTGAGTGGCTGAGATAAAAACGCTGCATCTGGTCCCGCGTGAAGGGATGCAGGTGAGTGAGAAACCGTCGGTGGCGAGGGTACGGTTTGGTGACGGTTATGAACAGCGTCGCCCCACAGGGCTGAATCCTCAACTGAAGACGTTTCAGGCGGTGTTCCGGGTGACGGATGAGTCAACCCGGCGCTGGCTGGATGAATTTTTATCCTGGCATGGTGGTTACCGTGCCTTTTTGTGGCGACCGCCGAAACATAACCGGACGGTGAGGGTGGTGTGCCGGGAGTGGAGCGTCACGGATAACGCCCGGTACAGTGATTTCAGCTGTACGATTGAGCAGGTGGTGAACTGATGCAGAATATTCATGAAGAAAGCCTGAACGAGTCGGTTAAATCAGAACAGTCACCGCGGGTGGTGCTCTGGGAAATTGACCTGACGGTGCAGGGCGGTGAGCGCTATTTTTTCTGCAATGAACTGAATGAAAAAGGGGAGCCGGTCACCTGGCAGGGGCGTGAATATCAGGCGTACCCGATTGACGGCAGCGGCTTTGAGATGAACGGGAAGGGCAGCAGTGCCAGACCGTCGCTGACGGTGTCCAATCTGTTTGGCCTTGTCACCGGAATGGCGGAGGACCTGCAGAGCCTGGTGGGGGCCACGGTGGTCCGCCGCCGGGTGTATGCCCGTTTTCTGGATGCGGTGAATTTTGTGGCGGGCAATCCGGAAGCGGACCCGGAGCAGGAGCTGAGCGACCGCTGGGTGGTGGAGCAGATGTCGCAGCTGACAGCCATGACGGCCTCGTTTGTGCTGGCCACACCGACCGAGACGGACGGGGCGCTGTTTCCCGGTCGTATCATGCTGGCGAACACCTGTATGTGGACCTACCGCTCTGATGAGTGTGGTTACACGGGCGGGGCTGTGGCGGATGAGTTCGATAAACCCACCACCGATATCCGTAAGGACAGATGCAGCAAGTGCATGCGCGGGTGTGAGATGCGCGGCATGGTGGCTAATTTTGGCGGTTTCCTTTCCATTAATAAACTTTCGCAGTAAATCCCGGTTTATGACACAGACAGAATCAGCGATTCTGGCACACACCCGGCGGTGTGTGCCTGCGGAGTCGTGCGGCTTCGTGGTGAGAACGCCGGAGGGGGAGCGGTATATCCCTTGTGTGAATATCTCTGCAGAGCCGGAGGCGTATTTTCGTATTGCACCGGAAGACTGGCTGCGGGCAGAGATGCAGGGGGAGATTGTGGCACTGGTCCACAGTCATCCCGGTGGTCTGCCCTGGCTGAGCGAGGCCGACCGGCGGCTGCAGATAAAAAGTGCACTGTCCTGGTGGCTGGTCTGCCGGGGGGAAATTCATAAATTCCGCTGTGTGCCACATCTGACAGGACGGCGCTTTGAGCACGGGGTGACGGACTGTTACACGCTGTTCCGGGATGCCTACCATCTGGCGGGAATTGATATGCCGGATTTTGAGCGTGAGGATGACTGGTGGCGCAACGGTCAGAACCTTTACCTGGACAATATGGCGGTCACAGGCTTTTACCGGGTGCCCCTGTCCTCTGCACAGGCGGGCGATATCCTGCTGTGCTGCTTTGGCGCATCGGTGGCCAATCATGCCGCCATTTACTGCGGCAACGGTGAACTGCTTCACCATCTGCCTGAACAACTGAGTAAACGGGAGAGGTATTCCGAAAAATGGCAACGACGAACGCATTCTGTCTGGCGTCACCGCCACTGGCACGCATCTGCCTTCACGGGGATTTACAACGATTTGGCCGCCGCCTCAGCCTGTACGTGAACACGGCAGCGGAAGCCATCCGGGCGCTGTCGTTACAGGTGCCGGGATTCCGCCGTCAGATGAACGAAGGCTGGTACCAGATACGTATTCGCGGTGAGGACACGGCACCGGAGGCGGTGTACGCCCGTCTTCACGAACCTCTGGGTGAGGGGGCGGTCATCCACATTGTGCCGCGACTGGCCGGAGCCGGAAAGGGCGGACTGCAGATTGTGCTGGGGGCGGCAGCCATCGTGGGCTCTTTCTTCACTGCCGGAGGCTCGATGGCGTTATGGGGTACAGCCCTGAGTGCCGGTGGTTTTTCTGCCACCACGATGCTGTTTTCACTGGGTGCCAGTATGATTCTGGGCGGTGTGGCCCAGATGCTGGCACCGAAGGCAAAAACACCGGATTACCGCGCAACGGATAACGGTAAACAGAACACGTATTTTTCGTCACTGGACAATATGATTGCCCAGGGTAACCCGATGCCGGTGCCTTACGGGGAAATGCTGGTTGGTTCACGACGGATATCCCAGGACATCAGCACCCGTAATGAAGGCGGGGGCGGAAAGGTCGTGGTTATCGGGCGGCAGGGGTAAAAAGAATAAAAAAATCCCGCAGAGTTGCGGAACTGCGGGAGAGTTACGAAGATTAAGTGTAAGGAATTATTCTTATGTCACGACAAAAAACATTAACGCAGAGAAATTATTAGCACCACAGTCAGTTTGTGAAAATGTGAAGATATTCAGAAGTTTTATTCAGTGATGATACAGGCATCCTCAGGGATGCCTGTTGTTTTTGTGCGTAACAGTTATCACAGTAAAGGGTGAGACAATGGGCAAAGGTGGCGGCAAGGCGCACACACCGCGCGAGGCGAAGGACAATCTCAAATCCACGCAGATGATGAGTGTGATTGATGCGATTGGTGAGGGACCGATAGAAGGCCCGGTGAAGGGACTGCAGAGTATCCTGGTGAACAAAACCCCGCTGACGGACACGGACGGTAATCCCGTGATACACGGTGTGACCGCGGTCTGGCGTGCCGGGGAGCAGGAGTAGACACCACCGGAAGGCTTTGAGTCCTCCGGAGCTGAAACCGGACTGGGCGTGGAAGTGACGAAGGCAAAGCCGGTAACGCGCACCATTACATCCGCGAACATTGACCGCCTGCGGGTCACCTTCGGGGTGCAGTCACTGTTGGAGACCACCTCAAAGGGCGACCGTAATCCCTCTTCTGTCCGGCTGCTGATTCAGTTGCAGCGTAACGGTAACTGGGTGACGGAAAAGGATGTCACCATTAACGGCAAGACCACCTCACAGTACCTGGCGTCGGTGATTCTGGATAATCTGCCTGAGCGGCCCTTTAACATCCGGATGGTCCGGGAGACAGCGGACAGCACCTCGGACCAGCTGCAGAATAAGACGCTCTGGTCGTCATACACCGAAATCATCGATGTGAAACAGTGCTACCCGAACACGGCGATTGTGGGGCTGCAGGTGGATGCGGAGCAGTTTGGCGGTCAGCAGATGACGGTGAACTACCATATCCGAGGTCGCATCATCCAGGTGCCGTCAAACTATGACCCGGAAAAACGCACTTACAGCGGCATCTGGGACGGCAGTCTGAAACCGGCATACAGCAACAACCCGGCCTGGTGCCTGTGGGACATGCTGACTCACCCGCGCTATGGCATGGGAAAACGTCTGGGGGCGGCGGATGTGGACAAATGGGCGCTGTATGCCATTGCGCAGTACTGCGACCAGACGGTCCCGGATGGTTTCGGGGGCACAGAGCCGCGGATGACCTTTAATGCGTACCTGTCACAACAGCGTAAGGCGTGGGACGTTCTCAGTGATTTCTGCTCGGCGATGCGCTGTATGCCGGTATGGAACGGCCAGACGCTGACGTTCGTTCAGGACCGCCCGTCGGATGTGGTGTGGCCGTACACCAACTGCGATGTGGTTGCGTATTACCGTGAAGGAGATCGGTGAGTAACATCGATGGAGATCGGTTCGTGTCACTTTCACAGAACCGTTTTTAAATTACCTTCACTGATCTCCTTCGGTCAACGGAGATTGTATTTTCCGCATTGATTCTCCTTTAAGTTCGATCTTGATACTGCCATGAACCAGTCGATCTAGGATGGCATCCGCATGTGTGGAGTCTCCGATCATTTTGTACCAGTTTTCCACCGGCAACTGGCTCACTACGATGATTGAGCCTCGTTGGTACATCAGATCCACTATTTCCAGCAGGTCGCTACGCTGTTCTGATGAGAGAGGTTCCAGCCCCCAGTCATCCAGAAGCAGCAGATCGCTATTATTCAGCCTGGTCAAAAGTTTGCTGTATCTTCCATCAGCATGCCCCTGATAGCACTGTTCCATCAGCGCTTTAAGGCGATAATAGTAGACCTTGTATCCCTGTCGGCAGGCATTATGACCAAGTGCACATGCCAGGAACGTTTTACCGCTGCCGGTGGCCCCGGTCAGTAAAATATTTTGTTTCAGGGTTAACCAGTTTCCCTGACTGAGTGAACGGATGAGGGCCCTGTCCAGCCCTCTATTGTTACGATAATCCAGCTTTGATAACTCAGCATTAAGTCTGAACCGTGCATGTTTGATCAGACGCTCTGCCTTCCTGTTTTCACGGCAGGTTAGTTCTTCTGCTGTCAGTAATGACAGGCGTTCTTCGAAGCCCAGCTCCTGGTATGTGCCCGGCTGAGCAAGTTGCTTTTTAAGCGCATCACGGAAGCCGGTGAGTTTAAGTGCGGTCAGTTGTTCGTAAAGATGATTCATCATTGGATCCCGTATCAGTGGTAATACTCACTGCCGCGTACGTTTTCGTGTTCCATCGTGGATAACAGATCTGGTTTTGGATCCTGAACAGGTTGTTTATCCAGACCTTTTTCCAGGATCGATTTAATACCTGACAGACGCCATACCTTTGTTTTCAGAGCTCTTGCACATGCTGCATTAAGTCTGGCTTTACTGTATTTTTTATGAAGGTTCAGGAGTCCAAGGCAGAAGCGATAGCTTTGTTCCGGATGTGGACGAGAGTTCAGTATATGAAGCACATAACTATGAGTTTCACTGCCTATGTGCCCCGCCCATTCCAGAAGACGCTCTGGCGTCCAGGTGGCATGCTGTCGATGAGCTTCAGGCATGTGCTCGTTGCGGGTACTGTAGCCATAAGTACGCTTGCGCGGGTGCACAGCAACCTCCTGCCCCTGATTGAAGAGTCTTACCAGTTCTCCGGAGATCCATGCTTCCAGTTGCTGGCCTAACAGCGAACATGGAACCGAGTAGTAATGTTTGTCGATTTCCACGTGGTAATCGGCATGAACTCTGACTTTCTTCACCAGGGTGTAACTGTAACTGGCTTCAGGAAGAGGCTTCAGTGCGGGTTTATCAAGCTGGATGAAGAGTTCTGCACGTGAATAACCCAACTTCTGCATTATTTTGTTATTCAGTCTTTCCAGCAACTCCCGAATGCGCTGATTAAGCGATGCAAGGCTGTAGAAGATCTCATGCCTGATTCGGGCCATGATCCAGCGTTCAACAACCTGAACGCCAACTTCAGCTTTGGCTTTATCTTTCGGTTTACGTGGCCGCGCAGGCAAAACTGCGACATTATAATGCTCAAGCATCTGCTGGTAGGTAGGGTTAACGTCAGGATCATACTTACATGCCCTGGATGTGGCGCTTTTCAGATTGTCCGGAACAACAAGTTCAGGAACGCCACCCAACCACTGGAAGCAGCGAACATGACTCATCACCCAGTCTTCAAGCTGCTGAGACCAGGTGGCCTCTGCCCATGTGTAACTTGATGCCCCGAGAACAGCTACGATGACCTGAGCAGTTCTTATTTCTCCGGTCTCAGGGTCGGTAACGCCAACGGTAGGTCCACAGTAATCAACGAAAAGTTTTTCGCCAGCTTTATGTACCTGACGCATTGATGGTGAAGTGGTTTTGAGCCATTCACGGTACATCCGGCAGTAATGGTTATAGCTGTAAAAACCGCCTGGATTACGCTCACAGTATTCTTCCCAGAGTAGCTGCAGCGTCACGCATTTATTACGCAGTTCCCGGTGTACTGTAGCCCAGTCAGGCAGAGAGTGCTTCTTCATCTTAACCTGGGTCTGAAGGAACGCATGTTTTAGTTTTGTATCATCCCATCCTGTAGGTAAGGGCCACTGCTTTATGCCAAGTTGAGCCGCCCGATTAGCATATCTGGATACAACGGAAGGGGAGATTGCAAGACTACGACCAATTTGTCGATGGCTGAGTCCAACACCGTATTTAAGCCTAAGAATTTCTTTAAGTTTTCTCATAGAAATTGGAACTGTTGGCATAGGTATCCTTTACCGGAATGGCAAAAGATACAGATCAACACACCTGTGAAGTTCCAATAACATTGATGGAGATCACTGAATAACAAAATGAGTCAAAAGTGATCTCCATCGATGTTATTCAGCGATCTGTTCAAATGTTATTACCCGATCTCGATGGAAGTTATTGAGTGATCTCCTTTCATGAAAATACGCAATGTGGTGGTGGATGATAACGGCGTGGGGTTTCGCTACAGCTTCAGCGCCCTGAAGGACCGCCACACGGCGGTGGAGGTGAATTACACCGACCCGCAGAACGGCTGGCAGACCTCCACGGAACTGGTGGAAGACCCGGAAGCCATACTGCGCTACGGGCGCAACCTGCTGAAGATGGATGCGTTCGGTTGCACCAGTCGCGGTCAGGCCCACAGTGCCGGGCTGTGGGTGATAAAGACCGGACTGCTGGAAACGCAGACGGTGGATTTCACGCTCGGGTCACAGGGGCTGCGTCACACACCCGGTGACATTATTGAAATCTGTGATAACGACTATGCCGGGACCATGACCGGCGGACGTATCCTGTCCATCGATGCCGCCAGCCGCACCCTGACACTGGACCGTGAGGTGACCCTGCCGGAGACAGGTGCCGCCACGGTGAACCTGATTAACGGCAGCGGTAAGCCGGTGAGTGTGGACATCACCGCACACCCCGCGCCGGACCGGATACAGGTCAGCACCCTGCCTGATGGTGTGGAGACATACGGTGTATGGGGACTCTCCCTGCCGTCACTGCGTCGTCGCCTGTTCCGCTGTGTCTCCATCCGGGAAAACACGGACGGCACCTTTGCCATCACGGCGGTGCAGCACGTGCCGGAAAAAGAAGCCATCGTGGATAACGGGGCGCACTTTGACGGCGACCAGAGCGGCACGGTGAATGGTGTCACGCCGCCAGCGGTGCAGCACCTGACTGCCGAAGTCACCGCAGACAGCGGGGAATATCAGGTGCTGGCGCGCTGGGATACGCCGAAGGTGGTGAAGGGCGTGAGCTTCCTGCTTCGTCTGACCGTGACAGCAGAAGACGGCAGTGAGCGGCTGGTCAGCACAGCCCGGACGACGGAAACCACATACCGCTTCAGGCAGCTGGCGCTGGGAAACTACAGGCTGACAGTCCGGGCGGCAAATGCCCGGGGGCAGCAGGGCGATCCGGCGTCGGTATCGTTCCGGATTGCCGCACCGGCAGCGCCGTCTCGGATTGAGCTGACACCGGGCTATTTTCAGATAACCGCCACGCCGCATCTTGCGGTTTATGATCCGACGGTACAGTTTGAGTTCTGGTTCTCGGAAAAGCGGATTACCGATATCAGGCAGGTTGAAACCACAGCCCGCTATCTTGGTACGGCGCTGTACTGGATAGCCGCCAGTATCAATATCAAACCGGGCCATGATTATTATTTTTACGTTCGCAGTGTGAACACCGTTGGCAAATCGGCATTCGTGGAGGCTGTTGGTCAGCCGAGTGATGATGCATCCGGCTATCTGGATTTTTTCAAAGGCGAGATAGGGAAAACCCATCTGGCTCAGGAGCTGTGGACGCAGATTGATAACGGTCAGCTTGCGCCTGACCTGGCTGAAATCAGGACGTCCATTACGGATGTCAGCAATGAAATCACGCAGACCGTCAATAAGAAACTGGAAGACCAGAGTGCGGCAATTCGTAAGCGTGCAGCAAGAACCGTATTGACGGGGATGTGTTATTCAGTCGGCAGTGCTACGCGCCAGGGGAGCAGTTCGCCGACCCGGTTTATCGGCCAGTCGGCTATGACGTCAAGGACATAGCGGAGGTAGCTTTCTGGCTCCACTCCGTTCAGTTTGCACGTCCCGATCAGGCTGTACAGCAGCGCTCCCCGCTCTCCTCCATGATCCGAACCGAAGAACAGGTAGTTTTTGCGGCCCAGACTGACCATCCGCAACGCATTTTCAGCGATGTTATTGTCCGCCTCAGCCCAGCCATCATCTGCATAGTACGTCAGCGCCGGCCACTGGTTCAGGGCGTATGCGAACGCTTTCGCCAGTTCTGAGTGTCGCGACAGGGTTTTCATCTTTTCACGCAGCCAGCTTTCCAGGGATTTCAGCAGCGGTTTCGTTTTCAACTGACGTTCGGCAAGGCGCTGCTCCGCCGTCATTCCCCTTATCTCTGCCTCGATGGCGTACAGTTCGCCGATCCGTTTCAGCGCTTCCTCCGTCAGGGCTGACGGGGTGCGAACGTGCACATCGTGGATTTTACGGCGGGCGTGAGCCCAACAGGCGGCTTCCGTTATCCGGCCATCCCGGTACAGCTCGTTGAACCCGGCGTATGCATCCGCCTGCAGTACACCACTGAACCCCGCAAGATGGGTCTGCGGATGGATGCCTTTTCTGTCCGGGCTGTAAGCGAACCACACCGCCGGCGCCAGCGTTGACCCGGCGTTACGGTCGTCACGAACGTAGGTCCATAACCGCCCGGTCTTCGTTTTCTTATTGCCTGGCAACAGCACCGGGACAGGCGTGTCATCAGCATGGAGCTTACCGTCAGTCAGCACATAGTCCTGAAGCGCTTCTTCCAGCGGTGACAGTAGCCGGCAGCATGCATCCACCCAGCCCGACAGCAGTGAACGACTCAGCTCCACGCCCTGGCGGCCGTACATTTCAGACTGGCGGTACAGCGGGGTGTGCTCTGCATACTTTGAGATCAGCACGCGGGCCAGCAGCCCCGGTCCTGCGATACCCCGCTCGATGGGCCGTGAAGGCGCGGGGGCCTGCACGATGGCATCGCACTGAGTACAGGCATGCTTTTCACGTACAGTCCGGATAACCCGGAAGGCGCTGCGCATCAGCTCCAGCTGTTCGGCGGCATCCTCACCCAGATAGCTCAGCGAGCCTCCACATTCCGGGCAGCATGACGCTGCCGGCAGCAGCCGTTTTTCATCGCGGGGGAGTGATTCGGGGAACGGTTTGCGGGTGCGGGTTTGACGCAGCGGGCGCTGCACGGCCGGGTCGTCAACCCGACCGGTAAGGGTATCACTTTCTTTCTGAAGTGCCTTCAGGTCAGCTTCCATCTGTGCGATACGACGGGAGACTTTTTCCGAGCGGCTGCCGAAGTTCATCCGGCGCAGCTTATCCAGCTGTGCCTGCAGATGGTCTATTTCGCGTTCACGCTCGTTCAGCTTTTCCTGCAGGGCACGGTTCAGCGCCTCCTGTTCGGCAAGGAGACGTTTCAGTGCATTGATATCGTCAGGAAGTGAGCTGCTCATACCGGGTATATTACCAGGCTCATTCAGCGTCGACCAGGATAAAGAGGCTTACAACATAGTCAGGGACGTAAGCAGTCTTTTAGGCTGCCGCCAGTCGATACCTTCCAGCAGCATCGCCAGCTGTGCCGGTGTGAGGAACACTTTGCCATCCCGGGCTGACGGCCAGGCGAAGCGGCCGCGCTCCAGCCGTTTGGTCAGCAGACACAGTCCATCGCCGGTAGACCAGAGGAGCTTTACCTGACTGCCATTACGCCCACGGAAGATAAAAACGTGACCTGACATCGGATCGTCTTTCAGCGTCGTCTGCACCTTTGCCGCCAGGCCGTTGAAGCCGTTTCTCATATCGGTGATGCCAGCGACCAGCCAGATCTTTGTCCCTGATGGTAATGGGATCAACGTTTGAGCTCCCGTATCAGCAGGTTCAGGATATTTTCGCTGATGGCACCATTCAGACGGAGTGATCCGTGCCGGAACGTCACTTCACAGCTGATATTGAGTGATTCAGGTGTCGCAGCAGCTACAGGTTGTGACCGGGGGGAGGTTGTAGGGACAACATCTTCGGCATCAAGTGTTATCGGGAGCAGCTCAGGCACGTTGTTTTCTGTTGTTGAAGGAGGACGTAGTTTTCCTTCGCGCCAGTACTGGCGCCACTTGAACAGCAAATTATCGTTGATCCCATGCTCACGAGCGAGTTGCGCTACGGAGATCTCTGGTCGATGCGAGAGTTCAACCATTTTGATTTTGAACTCAACGGGATAATTAGGGCTTTTTTTACGCACTGCGGTTAATGATTTCATGGATAGCGTCCACCATATTTGGTGTCCACTATTCTCTCAGGAATTTCAGGATCTGCCAGACGGTGCTGAGACGACGCTTACCGCCATCGAGTTGTCAGTAAGCGTAAACTGACCGCCGTATGTAGCCATCAGACGAAAATTGGTAACTTAGACGCCCATCTGATATAGACGGACATCTAAGTATGGAATTACAGGACTGGCGAAAAGAACCTCGTAAAAACTATTCGAATGAATTCAAACTTCGTATGGTGGAACTGGCATCACAACCAGGAGCCTCTGTTGCCCGTATTGCCCGGGAACACGATATCAATGATAACCTCCTGTTCAAATGGCTCAGGCTCTGGCAGAACGAAGGGCGTATATCACGGCGTCTTCAGGTAACGACCTCTTCTGACACTGGCGTTGAATTATTACCTGTAGAAATAACGCCGGATGAGCAGAAAGAACCGGTGGCGGCCATTGCGCCGTCTTTATCCACTTCCACTCAGACCAGTGTCAGTGCCGGCTCCTGCAAGGTGGAGTTCCGTCACGGTAACATGACGCTGGAAAATCCATCGCCAGAGCTGCTCACGCTGTTGATCCGTGAACTGACCGGGAGGGGACGATGA